CACGGAAATGAACAAGCACTAGGCATGAATGGATTTCATAGTTTCTTTGCACACTGGGCAGAACATCCGGATCGTGATGAAAAATGGGCGCAAACAGAACGTGCTAAAATTGGTGAGGAAAGATTCCGTCGTGAATTTGATTGCGAATTCTTGATCTTTGATGAAACACTAATCAACGCAGTACGTCTGGCAGAAATGAAAGGCATTGACCCTATTATGACCATGGGACAAACACGGTTCTATAAAGATATTGATCCAAGATCCACCTATCTAGTTTCTCTAGATCCTTCACTAGGCACAGGCGGTGACTATGGTGCTATCCAAGTTTTTGAAATGCCCAGTATGGAACAGGTGGCAGAGTGGCGACACAATCTAACCCCCATTCAAGCGCAAGTTAAACATCTAAGAGAAATATGTAAGTATATTCAAGACCGTGGCATGGAAAAAGGCAGTGCTCCTCAACTATACTATTCAGTGGAGAATAACACTCTAGGTGAAGCTGCCCTTATTGTGATCAATAACATAGGTGAAGAGAATTTTCCAGGTTTATTCCTTTCTGAGCCAATTCGCAAGGGGCATGTACGTAAATTCAGAAAAGGATTTAATACCACACATAAGTCAAAAATCACTGCTTGCAGCCAGGTTAAACACATGTTAGAAACACAGAAAATGAAGATTTATTCAAAACCTCTAATATCTGAACTTAAAACGTTTGTGGCACACGGAGTGGGATTTGGCGCTAAAACAGGCGAACATGATGACCTAGTAAGTGCCATGCTGTTGGTAATACGCATGGCGGGCATATTGTCAGACTGGGATCCTAAGATCTACGAAAAGATGACGGAAAAATTAAGCGAAGATCAAATGCCCATGCCGATATTTGTCTCTAGCGGTTTTTGATAAATATAACTATGGACGCAACAAACAATATAGCCACTGATTTATTCTATAAAATTAGAAGCCGCTTCAAAGGCCTAAAACTAGGCGACTCTGGCGGTGCCATCACTATCAATCCCGAAGATGCCCGCTTCTTTGATTTTGATTATATGGAAGGCGAAACTGCGATAGGGCATGTTAGCATTAGCCTAGCAGAACAAAATTCATTGAAAGTATATTTCTCAACAGGAATTACAGAATCAATGGACGGTGGACAGAAAACCAACTGGTATGGTTTTTTGAAAGAATTACGTACATTTGCCAAACGAAGACTAATGGCATTTGATACTAGAGATATTGCCAAAGACAATCTAGATCAGAGAGATTATGAATTTCTCACCCAGCACAATACGCCCAAAGATCAATCAAACACAGTAGTCAAACCTGTTGGAGAAAGCATTATGAGTGAAAGCGCACTATACGGATCAAAGACCGTTAGTTATCAAAAGTTAATGGACACCCGTCTAATTATCAAACACAGCCAAGCAGTTATGGATGATGCAGCACCAGGTGCTAGATCAAGAAATATTTCTGGACTGTTCGTTGAAAATCAAGACGGTGAACGTTTTAAATATCCGTTCATTCACCTAGCAGGTGCAAGAGCAATGCAACGACATGTGGCCAATGGTGGTGTTCCTTATGATGACATTGGCAAAAGTATTGTGACTATGAGTGAAGAAATTGCACAACTAAAGAGCTTTGGCAATTATGTTGTTCGCAACGACCTAATGAATTCAGACACAAATAATGTTGTGGAAAGATCAGCAGAACAACTAAACAGATTGCGCGAGCAAATTAAGGCTATGAGCAAGCAAGGATATTACGAGCAGTATCGTGAATCATTCCAGGCACAAACACAAGAAGAAGTTCCACAAGAGTTTGTAGAAGAATTTACAGAAAAATTCACAGTTAGAAACTTTAAAGAAGATATTAAAAATGTGTTTCCAGTCTTGTATAGACTAATGAAAGAAAGCGACATAGGCTATGACGACATAGTCGCAATGACAACCACAGAACAAGATACAGTAGAAGATGTTGAACTTGAGGAACACAACGAGTTTGATCGATTTGAATCTTGGGTTATGGGGTTAGGCGAAGACTCAGCAATTGCTAGTCAAGACCCAGAAGAACAACAGACAGCAAAACAAGAATTACAAGAACTAGTAGGCCAAGCATTTTCCGTTGGCGTCGATGGTAGTAATGCTATCGAAAGCCTAAAAGGCATCATAGAAGATCCACAATTATTCAAACAGATCAAAGAAACAGCAAAATCAGATCCAGATGCAGATGTTAGAGGACTTGTTAAAGACTGGCTAGAATCTAATGCCCCAGAAGCACTAGAAGGTTTAGACTTTGGCGACTTTCAGGAAGAAGAGCCTGCAGGTGAACAGCAACCAGAAGGCGAAGAAATTCCACAAGAAGCAGCAGACGGTCCTAACAAAAGTGATGTTCCAGCATATCTACGCAAACAACAAGGCGAAGATCCAATGACTCTAAAGGATCTAGAAGATGAAAAAACAAAATCACCAACAAGTTCAGCGGGGCTGGCAAGACGCAAACAAGAACTAGGTATGGGAGAAGCTGACAGCGAACCAGGCGAGAAAGATGATGACCCCCCATTTGATCCAGATGAAAAACCAAGCAAGCCAGTAACACCTGGTAAACATGGACAAGAATATTCCAAGGCAAAACATCTAGCACAGCAGGGTATGAAAAAGGCAATGAATGTACAAGAATTAGCAGAATTTATCCACAGCTTCTATGATCGTAATTCAGGAACATTCCCTAAAGGCCCAGAAGGCGTTGTGATCATGGTAGGCAAGAAGTTTGGTGAACAGGCAGAAATGGTTGCTCGCAAAATGGTCGAGCGTATGGCTCCACAACAACAGGATCCACAAATTGCAGAACTTGCTCGTATTAGAGAATTAGCAGGCTATTAAGATTGTTCGTAGCAGTTAGAGTCTAGTTAACTCTATTAGATCGGACACTTAGGTGTCCTTTCTTTTGGCTAAATCAATTGTCAACGAAATTGCCATCTAAAGCGTTATATATATACGCAGAGAATATTCTTTGCGCATAACCTAAAGGAAACTTTAAAATGAAATCAGCAATCGCAATCGTAGTAGCATCGTTGTTTGCAGTATCAGCATTTGCTCAGGCACCTGCCAAGAAAGAAGAAGCCAAGCCAGCCGCTTCAGCACCAGCTAAAGCAGATGCCAAGAAGGACGAAAAGAAGCCTGCCAAAAGTGAGCCTGCAAAGAAAGACGCAGCTAAGGCAGAAGCAAAGCCGGCAGCTAAGTAATCTTGATCTAGAACAAAACAGTCTTGTCATCGATGATGAGATTGTTTTTGGCCGTAATCTCCAATCACGTAAGTTTGGCAAGATATTAGATGATGATTTATCTGATTATGTAAAGTTTAGATTATGGCTAGCAAGGCAACGAGCAATGGCAGCGTATAAGGAAAAGTGGGTTTGACCCACTTTTTCTTTTGGCAAAATAAAATCAAAAAACTATCAGATAATCATTGACCTTGATAAATAAAAAGCGCATAATAAAACATGTGCATAAGGCATATAAACATTTTAGGCATAACATAGGAGGCATATAAAATGGCATCATTAGCAGAAATTCGTGCGAAACTTCAAGAAGCACAATCAAAGTCCACAGGACAATCCACCGGCGGTGGAGACAACGCAATTTATCCACATTGGAACATGCAAGAAGGCAAGGAAGCGGTTATCCGTTTGCTACCCGACGGCAATTCAGCCAATACATTTTTCTGGGTAGAACGTGCAATGATCAAATTGCCGTTCGCAGGCGTTAAAGGTGAAACAGACAGTCGTCCAGTGCAGGTACAAGTACCTTGCGTGGAAATGTACAACGACGGTACAGTTTGTCCAATCCTTTCAGAAGTGCGTGGTTGGTTCAAAGATAAATCATTGGAAGAAATGGGTCGTAAGTATTGGAAAAAGCGTTCATACATTTTCCAAGGCTTTGTTGTTGAAGATCCTATCAAGGAAGATAAGCAGCCTGAGAATCCAATTCGTAGATTTATCATTGGTCCTCAAATCTATCAAATTATCCGTTCAGCACTAATGGATCCAGAGTTGGAAGAATTGCCAACTGACTACCTCAAGGGCGTAGACTTCCGTATTGCCAAGACATCAAAAGGCGGCTTTGCTGACTACTCTACTTCAAAGTGGAGCCGTCGTGAACGTTCTTTAACTGAAGTTGAAGCAGCGGCCATTGAAGCTCATGGTTTGTTTAATTTGAGCGATTTCCTACCTAAGAAGCCTACTGATGTAGAACTCAAGGTAATGAAAGAAATGTTTGAAGCGTCAGTTGACGGTGAAGCCTACGACATGGATCGTTGGGGGCAATACTTCAAACCAGCAGGTATGGGATCCGCAACAGGTGATCCACATCGTGCAACAGCTAATACATCAACACCAGCTGCTAAGGCCAGTGAAGATTTTGATGAAGAGTCTGTTCCGGCCGTTAAGGCTGCACCAGCAGCAACTCCAGCATCAGCTGATGGTGCAAGTCGTGCGCAAGACATCCTTGCCATGATTCGCAATCGTCAGAAGTAATTAAGCTAAACATAGAGTGCGGGGCAATCTCGCACTCTCTTTCATCTCTAGGAAAATAATAATGGCAAAACTAACTAAATTAGAAAAAGTAAGCGAATCGATCACTATCAATCGTTATGACAACGCTTGGATGGTTGAAATCGGCGGGCGTGATAAAAAAGAAGAATGGAAAAATTCTAAAACAGTCTGCAATACAGAAGAAGAATTAATTGCGTTAATTAAAGAATACAACGCATTAAACTTGGACAATTAATATGGCTAAAGCATTTGATATTTCTAAATTTAGAAAGTCAATCACTAAGAACATCGAAGGTCTTAGCATTGGCTTCAACGATCCGGTAGATTGGATCTCAACCAACAACTTCGCACTGAATTATTTGATTAGCGGAGATTTTTACAAAGGCATTCCACTGGGCAAGGTCACTGTGTTCGCCGGTGAATCAGGCGCAGGCAAGAGCTTTATCTGTGCAGGTAATTTGGTCAAAAACGCACAGGCGTCTGGCATCTTTCCCATATTGATTGACACAGAAAACGCCTTGGATAAAGATTGGCTAGAAGCATTAGGGGTAGATACTTCAGAAGATAAATTAATGAAGTTGAACATGGCCATGATCGATGATGTGGCTAAGACCATCGTGGAGTTTGTGGCAGAATATAAATCTATGGATGAAGCCGCACGTCCCAAGATCTTGTTTGTGATAGACAGTCTTGGAATGTTACTGACTCCCACGGACGTCAATCAGTTCGAAGCCGGGGATCTCAAAGGCGACATGGGTCGCAAGCCTAAAGCACTTACAGCACTGGTTCGTAACTGTGTCAAC